CAACTCAAACACCGGCAGCAGCGCCTGCGGCGGCACCTGCGGCCACGCTGCTGGGCCAGGACATCTACAGCGGTGGCGAAGGCCCAGGCATGGACATGGGCCAGCCAGGCGGCGCATTCGGTAACCCGATGACAGGTTTCACCGATCTTGAAGGCGTTCCGATGACGGCTGCCGACATCGCCGGATTGGTTGCACAGGGTCTGTCGTTTGCCGTGTCTCCGATCTCAACGATTGGTAAAGGCATGCTTGGACTGCCATCAACATTCACGACTGTCAAAGGCGCACTGACGCCCGTCGAAACTGCCACGGGCATGTCGCCGCTGACCAGCGAGGCAAATGCACTGGCTTCGGCACTGAATATCGACCCGATGGATGCACTGATAGCCATCACAGGTGGTTTCGGTACTGCGCCAGCAGGTATGACAGAAGCCGCAGCAATCAATGCCGCTCAGGGATTCGGGCTTGATATTGGAACGCCTGGCACTGCAACTGGCCCCGGTATTGGCGGCGACGTCGGCTCCATCGGTGACGTCGGCGATATTGGCGGTATCGGCGATGTCGGCCCAGGCAGCGGAGGTGCAAGCCCCTGGTAAGAAAACATGGGTGTAGAATAATTTCCACGGCTACCAAGCGGCCCAATGCTTGAGTGAAAGGATCAGATGGACGAGCAAATGGCAGATGTGATTGAGGAGCAGCCGCCTCAAGACGACCAGCAGAACCCCGAGCCTGAGCAGGCTCCTGAGTCGCCAGAAGAGGATGAGGTTGTAGTCTCAATCGGTGAAGAGGAATCGCCACCTCAAGAGCAAGAGCGTGCACCCGATTGGGTGCGGGAGTTGCGAAAGCAGCACCGGGAAGCGCAGCGAAAGATTCGAGAGTACGAGGCAAGGCTGTCTCAACAGGAGCGACCCAAAGCGTTGACCCTGGGACAGAAGCCGAAGCTGGAAGACTTCGACTACGACGCTGACAAGTTCGAGCAAGCGCTGGATTCATGGTTCGAGCAAAAACGCAAGGTCGATGAATTCAACGCCAGGGCAAAACAGGCCGAGGAAGCTCAGAAGGCTAGCTGGGAACAAAAGCTGACCCACTACGGCAAGGCGAAAGCCGAGCTAAAGGTCAAGGATTTTGAGGATGCCGAAGAAACGGTTCTTCAAAACCTGAACGTGGTGCAGCAAGGAGTGATCCTGCAAGGCGCTGAGAATCCCGCACTGGTTGTCTATGCACTTGGAAGTAACCCCGCGAAGGCTAAGGAACTGTCCGAAATCAAGGATCCTGTGAAGTTTGCCTTTGCCGTAGCGAAACTGGAGAAAGACTTGAAGGTAACGCAACGCAAGGCACCGCCGCCTGAGAAAACCGTGGTCGGTTCGGCCAGGGCTTCTGGAGCGGTAGACTCAACACTTGAGCGCCTACGCGCTGATGCAGAACGTACTGGTGACTACACCAAAGTGATGCAATATCGTAGGCAACAACGGTCCAAGTAATTTAGGAGCCAATCATGGCAAACGCATTTAGTAAGGAAGAGCGCGTCGCCTTTGAGGACATGCTCGAAGGTTTCCAAGACGCGCTGGTGATGTCCCGCAACGTCAGCATCTACCGCACCGACGGTCAGATGATGGAGCGTGCGCGTGACACCATCTGGCGTCCGATGCCCTACATCGCCACGTCGATCAACTCGACCCCTGGCTCGTCCATCTCCTCGTCCTACGCGGACTTCACCCAGTTGTCCGTTCCGGCCACGCTGGGCTTCTCGAAGACCGTGCCCTGGACCATGACGACCCTTGAGCTGCGCGATGCGCTGCAAGAAGGCCGTCTGGGTGATGCTGCCAAGCAGAAGCTCGCTTCCGACATCAACGTCGCTCTGATGAACGTCGCTGCCAACCAAGGCACGCTGGTCGTTCCCATCAACGGCGCTGCTGGCGACTACGATGATGTGGCCCTGTGCGACAGCATCATGAACGAGCAAGGCGTGCCCACGATGGACCGTTATCTGGCTCTGTCGTCGCGTGACTACAACGGCCTGGCCGGCAATCTTGCCGCTGCCACCCGTTCGTTCACCGGCACCAAGTCGGCTAACGCCTACGAGCGTTCGTACGTTGGCATGGTGGCTGGCTTCGAGACCTACAAGCTCGACTACGCCAACCGCATCACCGCGCAAACCGCTACCGTCACCATCGCCACCAACGGCGCTCAGGTGCGTTATGTCCCGCAAGCTACCTCGACCTCGGTCGGCGGTCAGATCAACGTGGACAACCGCTACCAGACCGTCACGGTTTCGACGACGACGGGCGTGAACGCTGGTGACTGCTTCACCATCGCTGGCATCGAGGCCGTCCATCACATCACGAAGCAGTCTACGGGGCAACTCAAGACCTTCCGTGTGATCTCGGTTGATTCGGGCACCACGATGACCATCAGCCCGCCGATGATCGGTGCCAACTCCAGCCCGACGGACGCCGAGCTTCAGTACCAGAACATCAACGTGGCCAGCACCTCTGCTACCGCTGCGATCACCTGGCTGAACATCGACGCCACCAGCATCAACTGCTTCTGGCAGAAGGATGCGCTGGAGCTGCTGCCTGGCCGTTACGCTGTCCCGGCTGACGCTGGCACCGCAGTGATGCGCGCCAGCACCGATCAGGGCATCGAACTGGTCATGCAGAAGTTCTATGACATCGACACCATGACGACGAAATATCGTCTGGACACCCTGTTCGGTGTTGTGAACAAGCAGCCTGAGATGTCGGGGATCCTGCTGTTTGGACAAACACCTTAATACTGGCTTGTGCTATCATGCTCTTTGACTAGTTCAAGGAGCATGATTTGTACATCCTGTATAAGATGGTCTTTGCCTCAGGTAAGGCGTACATCGGGCAAACGGCGCGAACCATGAACGTCCGTATTGCACAACACAAGCGGGCTGTCAGAAGTGGCAGTTCGCTTCCTGTGCATTGTGCTTGGCGTAAGTATGGCGAGCCTGAAATCTCGGTGGTTGCTGAGTTTCAAACGCAAGACGAACTTCACGCAGCCGAAAAGGCATCAATCATTGCCGTAGGCACATTGGCCCCACAAGGGTACAACGTGGCCTATGGTGGTGAAACCGCACCATCAAAAAATCCAGATGTTGCGGCCAAAATTGCTGAAAAAGCTACCGGTAGAAAGTTTGATGACACTTCAGCATGGGCTGAAGCTACAACCAAACTTTGGCAAAGCGACGACTACAGAAAAAAAGTATCCACCAGCTTAAAGGCTTCGTGGACAGATGAAAGACGTGCGGCCCGCTCCGAGCACTTTAAGCAAGTGTGGCAAAAACGTAGGGAAGCTGGACATTCAATGTCTACTGAGACAAAGAAGAAGTTAGCGTCTTACGAGCGGTCACCTGAAACAAGGGCAAAAATGAGCGCCGCTGCTAAAGCTAGGGTTCGGGGTCCACGCTCCGACGAGACAAAGCAAAAAATTGCGGCCAAGACGGCTGCTTCATGGCAAGATCCTGAGATCCGTCAAAAGCGGTCTGAAGCCATCAAGGCTGCTTTGTCCGACAGTTAAGGAGCATCTGATGCCTCTGAAAAAAGGCTACTCGCAGAAATCCATCAGTAGCAACATCTCGAAAGAGATGAAGGCTGGGATGCCACAGAAGCAAGCCATTGCGGTTGCGTTGAGCACTGCTCGCAAGGCTGCGATGAAGGCAGGCAAGCCTGCCAAAGCACCTAAGAAGCCGATGCGATGAAGCCGGGTCTGTACGCCAACATCGCGGCCAAACGCGAGCGCATCAAAGCCGGTAGCGGTGAGAAAATGCGCAAGCCGGGTGCCAAGGGTGCCCCAACTGCTGCGGCGTTCAAGGCTGCGGCCAAAACCGCCAAGAAGAAATGACTCAGTTCCCAGTCCACGTCTACAAATCCCCTGGCAACTACGTCACGGTCGGCAAGCGCTACAAGCTGAACTCGGTCGCTGATCAGGAGTCGCTTGACGCACATCTTGCCAACGGGTGGCACTTGACGTTGCAAGCGGCGTTCGACGCGGCTGGTGATGCGGCAAACGTGGTCAAGCGCTCTGCTGACTGGAAGACGGTCAAGAAGCGCAAGTCAGCGCAGCGTAAGGCGTTCAAGGCAGCGCGTGCGGCTGCCAAC